CTCCTCGCGCCGCCTCGCCAGCTCGTCCGCGGGACTGGCGGCCGTCGCGCAGCCGGTAACGCCGCCCCCGGCCGCCAGTCCCGCGGACGAGCTGGCGAGGCGGCGCGAGGAGTGGGCGCGCGGCGGCCTGGCGAAGCCGACCAGCCGCGAGAGCAACGAACTGCCGAAAGGCGAGGAGCGGGCCGTGAAGGCTGTGACCCGCCTCCTCCGGAGCAAGGGCGTAGCCGTGGACAACGTCCCGGGCGACACCCAGCTCGACACGATCCCCTGAGCGGCCGGGAACCCCCGGGCGTCGCGGTGACGCCCGGGGGCGGACGCTACCAACAACCCTGTTCTCGGAGACCGCTCAATGGCCTCGCTGCAAGCGTCCGACATCGGCGACCTGATCACGAACACGATCAACGAACTCGGCCGGATGAAGTTCACGGACATCACGACGGACATCCGCCGGCACGTCGCCCTGACGAAGCTCCTGAAGCCGCACCGGCAGGGCATCCAGAGCGGCCCGCTGGTGCAGTTCAACCTGATGACCGACCACAACCACAGTGCCCGCGCGGTCGGCCTCGGCGCCGTGGACGACGTGGACATCCCGGACCTGATGATTCAGGGCCAGGTGCCGTGGCGGCACGTCACGGCGAACTGGGCCGTGGAGCACCGGGTGATCGACATGAACCGGAACCCGGCCCGGATCGTGGACATCGTGAAGGAGCAGCGGTACGCCTGCCTCATCTCGATCGCGGAGTTCTTCGAGGAGCGGGTGTGGCGGGTGCCCTCGGCCTCGGACAACACCAACATGTACGGCATCCCGTACTGGGTGGTGAAGAACAACACGGAGGGCTTCAACGGCGGGGCCGCGAGCGGGTACACGACCGTGGGCGGCCTGGACCCGACCGCGGCGTCCACGCGCGGCCGGTGGAAGAACTGGACCTTCCAGTACACGGCGATCACGAAGGAAGACCTGATCGCAAAATGGTGGAAAGCCGCCACCTACTGCGACTTCGCGCCGGCCGTGGAGGGCATGACCACGTTCGACACGGGCGAGGGCCCGGGGTACTACACGAACTACGACGTCACGGCCTCGCTGAAGCAGGTCCTGGAGGCCCAGAACGACGACCTGGGCAACGACCTGGACAGCATGGACGGGCGGACGCAGTTCCGGCGCATCCCGGTGACGCTGGTGCAGAAGCTCGACGACGACACGACCAACCCGATCTACGGCCTCACCTGGGGCGAGATGAAGATGATGGTCCTGGACGGCTGGTGGATGCGGGAGACGAAGATCCCGGTCCAGCCGAACCAGCACACGGTCTCGGCGACCCACGTCGATTGCACGATGAATCTGATCACCCGCAACCGCCGCCGGCACTTCGTCGGGGCGACGAACACGGGCCTCCCGGCCTGATAGCAGGCGGGCCGGCAGTCCCGGCCCCGCCCGACTAGCGGCGGGGCCAGTTCCACCCCAACCCCAACCCCCGGTGACAAGCCATGAGTCTGAACTCGGTCTCGATGATGCGGAACCTGACGGCGGACACCCGCCGCAACCTCAGCCCGGCGGTCTGGGGCCAGTTCCCCATCGCGTCGATCCTGTCGAAGGACGTGGACGGGATCTTCAAGTACGACGACTTCTCGAACCTGGGCCTGGCCCCGACGCTGACCACGCAGATCGGGTGGGACGGCTACAAGGCGTTCGCCAACACCGGCTGCACGATCTCGAAGATCAGTGCGGTCAACTCCGTGGAACTCCCGGGCGGCACGCTGGAGTTCGCGCTCGACACCGACAACGACTCCGCGAGCCTGGCGCGGGCGTACCCGGACCTCCTCATCAGCAGCGGGGCCGGCAAGATCGTGTTCGAGGCGTGCTACGCGCAGGCGTCGGTGGCCACGAACATGGCGGCGACCATCTTCGGCCTGGCCGAGGTGGAGCAGTGGACGCTGGCCAACGCCGTGCCGCTGAACGCGAGCGACGCGATCACGAACGCGGCCTCGTTCATCGGGTTCAAGGTGGAGGAGGACGGCCTGGGCGTCGTGGACACCTGCTACAGCGACCGCGCGACGTCCCTGACGGACATCGGGGCAGCCGAGGGCGGCACGCTGGTGGCCTACACGTTCAAGAAGTTCGGGATGGTGATCGACCTGAACACCTACGACCCGGACGACGCCGTGCGGTTCTACGCGGACAACCGCCTGCTGGCGACGAAGATGTCGCGGTCGTCGCTCGCGGCCCTGACCAACCTGGACGCCAACGGCCTGGGTCCGATCTTCGCGACGTGCGCCGACTCCGGCGGCACGGCGCACCGCGGCTACCTGAAGTGGTGGGCCTGGGGCCAGGTCTACGAATGACCCCGGCCCGGCCCACCCGCTGAACCACCGGGCGTCACAGTGACGCCCGGCTTGCGTCGGGAGAGGGCGATGAAGAAGGGTTGCAAGCACAGGGGCGCCAAGGGGAAGCCCGCCAAGAAGTCCATGAAGCCCAAGAAGAAGGCCGCACGGAAAGCCCCGGGGTACTGACGATGCCCGAGTCCACGCTGAGTCTGACCTACTACGACTTCAAGGCCGAGGTTGCGACCTATCTCGGCTGGGGCCGCGGCTCGGACAACGGCGACACGGCGTGGACGACCTTGCAGGAGGCGGAGCTGGACTACATCGTCCGCTCCGGCCTCCGGCAGGTTTACTTCCCGCCGGCCGAGGCCGGGGTCTCGCACCAGTGGAGCTTCCTGAAGCCGCAGGGGTCCGTCACAGTCGAGTCCGGGCAGCGGGCCGTGGCGTTGCCTGACGACTTCGGGGGGTTCGACGGTCGGCTGGTGTTCGACGGGGACGAGGCGCGCGAGCCGGTGCCGTTCGTGGCCCTGACGACGCTGGAGGAGTTCTACGGCCGCGAGCCTTCGCGGACGGGGGCGCCCCTGGCGGCGGCCGAGGTGTCGGTCCGCGGGACGGCGGGCAACGCGGGGCAGCGGCGTGAGCTGAAGGTGTTTCCGGAGCCGGACGCGAGCTACACGCTGAACTTCCGCTACTACGTCATCCCTGACCACCTGAACGCGGCGAAGCCGTACCACTACGGCGGGGCCATGCACACCGAGACCTTCCTGGAGAGTTGCCTGGCGATCGCCGAGCAGCGGAAGGACGGCGTCATGGGCCTGCACACGGCGAAGTTCCGCGAGCGGCTGGCGACGTCGATCGCGATCGACGCGCGGAGCAAGGCCCAACTGTTGGGTTACAACGGCGACCGCTCGGACGGCGTCTACCGGCGGACGTACCGGCAGTCCCGGTTCACCGGGACCGTCACCCTGAACGACGTCACCCCCACCTGAGCAGGAGACCGCCATGCAGCAGATGCGGATTCAGCACGCGCTTCCGTTCGTCACCATGCCCTCGGTCGGGAACCTCCTCGACGCGGGGGCGACCGTCCCGGCGGACGGCACGCTGGGGTACGCCCCGGGCGCGTTGTTCTTCCACATCGACGGGTCGGCCGGCGACCTGTTGTACGTCAACAACGGGACTAAGGCGTCGTCGCTGTTCAAGCCCCTGCCGGCGGCCGGCGGGTCGGTGGCGGTGGCCGACGCGGACACGGCGATCTCGGCGGCGAACTCCGGGCGAGTCCACGTCGTCGCCAACGTGTCGGCGGACCGCACCTTCACGCTGCCGACGCCCGCGGACGGCCTGGTCCTGGAGTTCGTCGCGGGCCTGAACGCTGCGGACGGCCACGACTGGATCTTCGACACCGGCTCGGACACCAACTACTTCATGGGCGGTGTGCAGCACCACGACACCGACTCGGACGCGGCGGGCGACGAGTTGGTGTTGGTGGCCCCGGACGGCAACTCGAACTCGATCCTGCAAGTCAACCTGCCCCAGCCCGGCACGCGCATCCTGTTCGTCTGCGACGGGACGCTGTGGACGGTCTGCGGCCAGGTGTACTCGGCCGCGGCGCCGACGTTCGGCGACCAGGCGTAGTAGATCCGGCCGGCGGGCCGGGTCGCGACAAGGGAGTGTGCGATGAGTCCGAAGACTGGCGTGGTGGCCCAGGTGACGTTCGTGCTGACCGCGGACGGCAACGTCCGGTGCGGGGTGCAGGGGGCGGTCACCCGGGCCACGTTCAACATGGTGGTGGAGACGGGCCGGCAGGACATGCTGGCCCTGTTCGCCGAGAAGGAGAGGCAGGCCGCGGAGGCCTCGCCGGTGGGGATCGCCCCGCCGGGGTTCGACCAGGCCTTGAAGCAGTAAGTTCGCCTCACGCCCGCGGCCGCCCGGCCGCGGGCTTTCCGCCTTTTTCCGAAAGGAAGCCGCTCGTGGACACTGACAAGCTGAAGAAACTCGCCAACTACCTCGCCTACGTCGTCGTCACGGCAGCGGCTTTGCTCCTCTACCAGTGGGTGAGCAGGGTTACCGGCGTCACGTTGCCGCCGCCTCCGCCCGCGCCGATTCTCGTCGTTGGGCCGGACGGGCAGTCGGTCAAGGTTACGGTGGTCCGGCCCGAGTGAGGCCGAGATGGGATTCGCACTCTGGTTCCTGCTGTCCGCGTTCTCTTCGGGCTACTGTGGCGTGCCGAGCGTGTTGCCCGGCGAAGTTCCGAAGCAGATCGGGATCAAACCGTAGGTGAGGTTCATGCTGAAGATTGTGCCGTATGTCGCGATCCTGGCCCTCGTCAGTGCCCTCTGCCTGACGGGGGCGCAGCCGCTGCCGGTGGCGCCGATGCCGGCGGGGGTGATGGACGACGGGATGCCGAACCCGGAGTACCGGATTCCGGACGGCGAACTGGCCCCCGACGAGGTGGTGATCCTCGAAGCGGCCGGCGACGTGTCGGACTGGGGCCACACCAACCTGAAAATCGCCGAGTGCTGGAAGTCCACGAAGGGGAAGGGCGTCAAGGTGCTCGTCCTCGACACCGGGGCCGACCACGGGCACCGGGACCTGAAGAACAAGCTGAAGGGGTCCAAAGACTTCACCAACTCGCGCAGCGGGGCGGCCGACGTCAACGGGCACGGGACGCACTGCCTCGGGATCATCGGGGCAGAGGAGAACGGCGTGGGCGTCGTCGGCGTCGCGCCGGAGTGCGACCTGTACTCCGGCAAGGTCCTGGGCGACAACGGGTCGGGCCTCTCGACCTGGATCGCGGCGGGCATCCGCTGGGGCATCGAGCAGGACGTGGACGTCATCTCGATGAGTCTCGGCTCGCCGGGGGCCGACGCCCGCATCCACGCGGCGGTCCGCGAGGCGACGGCGGCGGGGATCGTCGTCGTGGCGGCCGCGGGCAACGAGGGCCCGCGCGACGGCACGGTGGGCTTCCCGGGCGGGTTCCCCGAGTGCGTGTGTGTCGCGGCGGCCGACAGCAACGAGAAGATCGCGAACTTCTCCAGCCGCGGCCCGCGGGTGGACGTCGCGGCGCCGGGCGTCAACGTGCGGAGCTGCTACCCGGGCGACCGGTTCGCCACCATGTCCGGCACCTCGATGGCGACGCCCTACGTCGCGGGGTGTGCGGCCCTGTGGGTGGCGGCCCACCCGGACGTCAAGAAGGCCGACCGGCCGGCGGCGTTCCGGAAGGACGCGACGGCGACGGCGAAGGACCTGGCGCCGGCCGGGAAGGACAACGCGAGCGGCCACGGGTTCGTGCAGCCGGCGGGATTCGTGAAGGCGCCGCCGAAGAAGCCGGACGACCCGGTGGACCCGCCCCCGCCCGGGCCGGACCGCGTGGTGTTCGAGCCGGGCGACCTGACGCTGCCGCCGGTGCTCGGCGGGCGGAAGGTGCGGCGGGTGATACTCGAACTGGAGCCGGTGAAGCCGTGATCCGATGACCCTTACGCGGGCGTCACTCCGACGCCCGCGTCAAGGAGAGTCTCATGGCGACCGGAAGCCAGTTCCACAAGCCGACCGTTGACGAGCTGACGCACCGCTTCAGGCACCACCCGCCGCGGGGCGACGACCAGGCGAAGCAGTACGCGGAGGTGCGGCACCAGATCCTCCAGTGCGCGATCGCCTGCGTGAACCTGACGCCGGTGTGCCCGGAGCAGACGAGGGCCTTGAACGCCCTGGACGAGGCGATGTTCCTGTTCAACGCCGCGATCGCCCGGAAGGGCTGACCGGCCCAACGAGGTGACGGACATGCTCATCGAAACCCGCTCGTCGCCCTGGCGGAAGCTCCGGGCGACCAACTTCACCCCCGGCACGCTGGCGAACCCGGCGCCCATGCGGGTGACTGTCCCGGGCGACAAGTCGAGCGGCCAACTCGACGGGCCGTGGGGCGACGGCGTGGTGGAGGTGTGCCAGCGGGGCGGCGGCGTCTCGCCCGAGTGGTGCGCGGTGAAGCCGTTCGGCACCGACCTGGCCGACGAGATCTTCAACCTCCGGGTCTGGGGGGCCAACCTCTGCCTGGGGGCCGGCGGGACTGACTTCGGCTCGTGGGAGTTCCTGCTGGTCTGCGAACTGGCGGTGACCCTCGGCAACGTGGCGGGTACGGCCGGGTGCGCGATCACGGCGACCGACTTCGAGGCCGACGCGATCACCGTGACCTACGGGAACGACGACTTCTCGACGGAGTTCGTTTCGGCATCCAACGACGTGCGCGGGGCGACCGCCCGCTTCAAGCTGCTGGGGTGCCAGCGGCTGTTGTTCTCGTTCGGCACCAACACCGCGGCCTCGGCGAACCTGCTGTACAGGTTCTTCTAGGCCGCCCTCAGGAGGGTTCGACGTGAAGAAGTACGGCACGCTGGTCCTGGCGGTCCTGGCCTTCGCCCTGTTCGGGGCGGAGGCCTTCGCCGGCCCGATCCGCGACCGCATCCGCCAGCGGCGGGCGGCGCGGCAGGCCCAGTACCAGGCCCCGGCCCAGTACCAGTACGCGGCCCCGGCGGCGTACCAGGCCCCGCAGACGGCCGTCCGGGTGTACTACATCCCGGGTACGTCTTGTCCCGGCGGGGCATGCCCGGTACAACCCTGAAACCGAACGGCGGGCGTCACGGTGACGCCCGCCGGATTCGGGTCAGGAGACTGGCAATGATCGAGTGCGTTCTGGAACTCCCGGTCTACACGAACGGCAGCCAGGTAGGGACGACGACCTTCAAGTTCTCGGCCGAGACGCCGGAGGAGTTGCGGGCGATCGCGTCGGGGTTCGGCGTGAGCCTGCAAGCGTCGCCGTGCTGCGACCCGGCGGCCTGCGGCGTGGCGGGGCCGGAGGAGGGGCCGGAGGGGCCGATGCGTCCGGACCTGGACGCGGTCCTGGCGGCCGAGCCGGAGAACCTGACGGCGGAGGAGGGCCGGTTCCGCGAGCGGGTGCGGCTGGCGATCCTGCCGGCCTTCAAGCGGTTCATCGCCCGGGGCCTGGTGAAGCGGCTGGGGGTCTCGCACGAGGAGGCGACCCAGCGGGTGAACGCGATCGGGGACGGCTCGCTGCTGCGGCTGATCTTCGAGAACTGGGACAAGATCCTGGAACTGATCCTGCGGTTCTTCTTGTGAGACTCGCGGGGGAAAGGCTGATCTCGCGGTGGCGAACGAGCGCGAGGAAGAACTGAAGTTTCCGCTCGCCGGCCTGTCGCTGGCGAGCGAGTTCGGTTTGCAGCGGGTCGGGACGACGGCCCGGGGCCGCAACGTCCGGGCCTGCTGCTCGCTGGCCGAGCGGTACCGCGGCGGCTCGCGGGCCGGCTACACGAAGCTGCACGACGACCGCATCTCCGGGGCGAACCGCCTCCAGCACCTCAACGTGATCGTGGACCCGACGACCGCGGCCATGCTGCCGGACTACCCGGCCGGCACGACCCCGATCCCGGACCCGTCCACCAACAACAACTCCACCCGCAACCCGGACCGCGAGATCCCGGACGGCGGCTCGCTGGTGCGGCCGACGATCGACGCGCGGCCGCCGGAGGAGGAGGAGCCGGGCGAGATCACGTTCTACCAGACCTACGGCGCGCGGCTGACGATCACCGAGGAGGTGACTTACAACTACGAGATGAACTTCGACCTCGAAGTCCAACTCGGCAACCTGATCGTCGTCGCGGTGCTGACGCACGACGCGGCGGAGGGCATAACCGCGGCCGTGACCAACGACGCGGGCGACCCGTACACGCGGCTCGACGACGCGGGCGTGGGCGACGGCTACCAGCGGGTCACTGGCGACTCGGGCCAGTTGAGCCTGTCGATCTGGTGGAAGCTGGTCGCGACGGCGGACGATTACGTCATCAAGATTTCCGCGTCGGCCGAGACGTTCATGGAGTGGCGCATGGGCGAGTACGCCGGCGCCACGGCCGAGACGTTCTCGGGCTTCTCGTTCGGCGGCGACGCGGGTCCGACGACGGCCCTCTCGACCGGCGAGTTCACGCTCGGCGAGGCCGGACAGATGGCGGTGGTGTGCTACGCGGCGGACCGGACGGGCAGTTCGCTGGCCTTCAACATCCCGGCCCCGGACGGGTTCACCGGCCGCGACAACCAGAACAACGCGGTCCAACTCGCGTACTTCGACGACGTGGACAAGGGGCAGGTGGCGGACTTCGACGCGACCTCCACGGCGGGCGCGAACTGTGCCTTCGCGTCGGTGGGGTTCGGCGTCTTCGCGGAGTGACCAATGGGCAGGCCGGCGGACGAATTCGACGTCCACTTCCCGAAGGCGGGCATGGACCGGTCTTGCCCCTCGGGGCGTCAGCCGGCGCGGGCCGTGGGCGAGGCGAAGGAGTACGCCCGGACGTCGTGGTTCGGGAAGAACGTCCGGGCGTTCGACGTGGGCGTGAACCGGATGCGGGGCGGCTCGCGGGCCGGGTTCTCGAAGCTGATCGACGCGCGGGTGAACGGCGTGTCCTGGGTGGTTCAGGACCTCTACCCCCTCGTGGGGACCTTCGACGAGCTATCGGGGGGCGGCGTGCAACTCTCACTCTCGGGCCGGGTGGTTCGCCTCGTGGGCGTCAGCCAGGGCGTGGTCAAGGTGATGGAGCCGGGCGACACGGCGTGGACCGCCACGACCAACAACACGGGCGAGACCCCGCCGCTCAACATCACCGGGCTGATCTACTCGTCCGCGAACAACCAGGACCTCTTCTTCGCGGACGGGATCAACTACGTCTACTACGACCCGGTGGCGAACGCGGTCAATACGTGGACGCCCACCGCGGGCCAGCTCCCGGTGGACTCGGAGGACAACGCGGCGTCGCTGATTACGACGTGGCGGGGGCGGATCGTCCTGTCGGGCCTGACGAAGGACCCGCAGAACTGGTTCATGTCGAAGGTGACGGACCCGTTCGACTGGGACTACTCGCCGACGTCCCCGTCCGCGGTGCAGGCGGTGGCGGGGAACAACTCGCAACTGGGCTTCATCGGGGACGTGGTGACGGGCCTCGTGCCGCGGGGCGACGACGAGTTGATCTTCGGCGGCGACCACACGCTGTACGTCATGCGGGGCGACCCGATGGCGGGCGGCGAGATCGACCTGGTGAGCGACGTCATCGGGATGGCGTGGGGTCAGGCGTGGTGCAAGGACCCCTACGGCACGGTGTACTTCATGTCCAACCGGACGGGTGTGTACGCGTGGCCGCGGGGCGGGATGCCGACGCCGATCAGCCAGGAGATCGACCCGCTGTTGCAGCAGGTCAACATGGGGGAGAACATCTTCCGGCTGGTCTGGAACGACCGGTACAAGGGCGTCCACGTCTTCGTCACGCCGGCCCAGGCGTCGGGGGCTTCCACCCACTACTTCTGGGAGAGCCGCGTCGGGGCCTGGTGGACGGACGACTTCGCCGAGGACGACCACAACCCGACGTGCGCGTGCGCGTTCGACGGCAACCGGCCCGACGACCGGCTGACGGTGATCGGCGGCTGGGACGGGTACGTCCGCATCCTCGACCCGGACGCGTCCACGGACGACGGGGAGGCGATCAACTCGGAGGTGTGGATCGGCCCGTTCCTGACGAACGTGTCCGACGACACGCGGCTGGACGAGTTGCAGGCGATCCTGGCGGAGGACTCGGGGACGGTGACGTGGGCGGTGTACGTCGGCTCGACGGCGGAGGAGGCGCGGGCCTCGACGGCCGTGGTGAGCGGGACGTGGGCGGCCGGGCGGAACCTGACGAGCTACGTCCGCCGGGCGGGCCACGCGGCCTACGTCCGGATCACGAGCACGAACCGGTGGGCGATGGAGCAGATCCGCGTCCGGCTGGCGACGGGCGGCACGCCGCGGAAGCGCGGCGACATGGTCCGCTGACCCGTGGTATCATGGTCTCCAAAGGGAGGTGAGTCATGTGGGGTGCGACGAGTTCTTGGGCGCCGATGACCAACGCGAGCTGGAACCCGGGCGGGGCGCCGATCGGCGGCAACCTGTCGTGGGGCAACGCCAACGCGAGCGCGATGTCCGGCAAGGACCTCGCGGGGACCTACGCGAAGGCGTACAACGAGGCCCTGACGTTCAACAAGCAGAACTACAACAACGTCCTCCAGGGCTACCAGCAGGTCCAGCAGCAGATGGCGCAGCAGAGTAACGCGATCCGCCAGCAGTACGTCCGGCTGAACCGGAACGTGCAGAAGGGCTTGACGGGGGCGGAGAACTCGGCCCGCGAGGAGATCACGGACCAGTACGCGGCCCTCGGCGGCCAGCAGGCCCAGCAGTTGATCGACCGCGGCCTGGGCAACACGACCGTGCAGTCGGCGGTTTCCCGCGGGCTGGAGAAGGACGAGGCCAAGAGCCGGCGGGCGCTCGCGTCGGACTTCGCCCAGTTGCGGGAGGGCTACCGGTCGCAACTGGGCCAGGCCCGGCTGGGGTTCATGAACAACGCCATGAACGCGCAGGCGGGGATGGCCCAGAACCAGCTCTCGTGGATGGACTCGGTGACGGGCCAGTACCCGGACGCGGGCATGTACGCGCAGCTCGCCCAACTCTACGGCGGGGCGAAGCAGCACCCGTTCGGCGACCCGCGGGCCGCGGCCCCGCC